GAAACTCAATGTCAAATCCAATAGGTACTTTGACCTGGACGAATTTCATCCCAATGTGCAAGCAGCAAAGAACATGGCAGCACTCAAGAATTACATCACCAAAGAAGACTTGGAACCTCTTACCTCTGATCAACTTAGCGATGAAGAAGACAACTTATACGACTTAGCTAGGGTAACCCCAGAAGAAACTTATTTCGAGGTATGCAGAAAGAAGAAGGTATCCATCCATCCTAATACAGATCCCTTTTATGTACGCCCATCAGGCATTCCAAAAGATACAACGAGATGCAAGCGTAAACACAATTCCAGAAGGATACATAGTCTCTGGGACGATTACCTGCGAAAGCTTACAGAATTTGCAATTGCCAGGGGATATGACTTCACTATGGGTGAGAGGACCATCAGGGATAGGAAAGACCACTTGGGCGTTGACTGTATCGAACAAACCTGCACTATTCGTGAGGCATCTGGATACATTACGCGAATTCAGAAATGGATACCACAAGACGATTATCTTCGACGACATGTCATTCCAACATCTACCCAGACAAGCGCAGATCGAACTAGTGGACAGATATCATCCACAACAGATACACATCCGCTATACAGTAGTCAACCTGCCAGCTGGAATTCCCAAGATATTTTTGTCCAATGATATTATCTTCTGTGAATTCGACCAAGCAATCCAAAGAAGACTAACAATAGTAACACTTCAAAACGACCAATAAATTTATTAAACACCAATAGAATCAACAGAACTAGTAACTTCAGTATAATGATAAGTCTTAGTAGCTGTGTAATTGTAACTAACAGGCTGTGGAACAGGAGCACCAGGAACAGTATTATCAACAGTAGGGTTACTGAAAACCATTATAACCCCTTCAGTCAAATTATTTTTTGACTTAAAATTCAACAAATCAGACATGTTTAACACATAATTCCCAGCATCACGCTGCTGAAATGAATAAATTTCATTAGGTTGCATAAATACACGTCTACGACTCTTCACCAACCAAAATCGACCAAAGTTAGGAGCATCAAACGGAGTTATTTGATAGTAACTATGGGAAGTAATCGCATTAGGCATATTACCAGGAGCCTGCAAAGCAACAGATTCATTCCACTCAATACCCGGATCGGAGGTACTACCATTGTTTTTCCGAGCAATAACAAAATACAAGTCCAAATAAATTCCATACTCTCCAGTATTCTGGACAGTATAGTTAATACAACAAGAACGAAACCTAAGTTTCCGTGAACCCAACGCAGCAGTAGGATCCCCTCCGTTCTCACGTGCAAATATCCACCACATATCACCATTACCAGTATCAGTATTAGCAGCATACGTATTCGTATTATAGCCATACATAGTAATTCCATGAACAACCTGTCCATCAGACAACCCAGTAGGAGTATACGTAGCAGACCGTGAATCAGTAATGATACAGGTCTTCATAGACTGCAACTTATCCATATGATAAGTAAACATCTTCATAGCCCTACGGGCTCTTCTTCTCACTCTACGAGGAGCTCTACGCCTTCGATACAACGAAGTAACATCCTTTTGCTCACTCAAGCTACCAACAGCCTTCGCTTTAGCGGAGTTTGAATTTCCGCTGGATCCTCCTCCGGACGATCCGCGATACGATCGTACATAACGTGCTAATGTCTTCCCCATATTCCACGCACTTCTCGCATATGGCGCATAACGGGCAAGTCTCCTGCTTCCTCCTCTATATCTAACAATAGACGGCATACCCCTGCTTAACAATGTCTCGCTATTTATAGGGTGGCCGCCCGCCGTAATATTATTTATTTGGCGGGCTATATATATAGTACTAGATATTGGTCTTACTATCCCTTACGGGATAGCGCTTCTCCTGACTAAGTAGTCTATATCGTAGGGACGCTAAGGACGCTAGAATAATAGGATAGTCTTAGGACGCCAGACACCCCTGTACCTCAAATGTCAAATGAAAGCTCACAAACATCCATCCATCCATCCTTCAGAATCAATGCAAAATCGTTTTTTCTCACATATCCACAATGCACAAAGACCAAAGAAGAAGTTAAAGCATTCTTGGAGAGTAAAGCACCACTTGCTTACTACCTTATCGGACGCGAACTACATGAAGACGGAAACCCTCATATTCATGCAGTGGTCACCTACAAGAAGAAACTCAATGTCAAATCCAATAGGTACTTTGACCTGGACGAATTTCATCCCAATGTGCAAGCAGCAAAGAACATGGCAGCACTCAAGAATTACATCACCAAAGAAGACTTGGAACCTCTT